CTGGCGCGACCGTTTGTTTATGACACGAAATTCGGGAGGGGCTGAATGGACAAGGTCGAGAAACTGGCGCGGGTGATCACGGAAGCCCAGGGCGGCGATCCCGATATGGGCGTTGTCACGGTTCCGGTCCTTCAGGGACTCGGTCCTGATGGTCAGCCGTACCACGTACCTGATCCAGGCGTCCCGGTGGTTCCGCTTTGGACGTTGATGCGGCGGTTGTCGCAAGCGATTCTCGACGCCGGCTTCGACTGCCTGGCTGACCCGGCGCTGGTCGCCGCTGACGCCGACGGCTGGATCAAGTGGGAAGGCGGCGCCTGCCCGGTCGAACTGGACACCGTCGTCGAGTGTAAGTTGAGAAACGGTGGTTACGAGGCGGCTTTGTCCGCCCGAGCGTTTCGGTGGAACGTCGAAGACGAATGGGACATCGTCGCCTATCGCGTCGTCAAGCCCGCCGAGCCCGAAGCGGACGACCCGACCCCCAGCCAGTCCGACGACTGGCGTGAGCGGATGGGGTTGGCGTGACCGATCTCTACGCCGCCTTGAACGCCCCCCGCGACGCGCCCAAGGACGAAATCCGCCGCGCCTACCGCCGGGCCGCCAAGAAGGCGCACCCCGACGGCGGCGGGACGCGGGAGTCGTTCGCGCTGGTCCGAACGGCGGTCGACACCCTGACCGACGACGATCGCCGCGCCCACTACGACGCGACGGGCCAGATCGGCGAAAAGCCGGTCGACCAGCGCGACGCACTCGCCATGACGATTGCGCTCAACGCGATTGACCGGGTGTTGGGTGAGATCGCGAAGCGCCGGGCCGACCCGGCGCACTTCGATGTCGTCGCGGACGCGATCACGGGGCTCTCCCAAGAACTCCGCGTGATCATCGAGAAGATCGCCAACACGAAGGTCGCCGCCGATCAGACGCGCAAATTGGCGAAGCGGTTCAAGGCCAAGAAGGGCAAGGCCAATCGGATCGAGCAGATGTTCTTGGCCCGCGCCGACGAGATGGACCGCAACGCCGCCAAAGGCCGCGAAGAGAAACAGAACGTCGAACGGGCGCTCGAGCTACTGCGGGAGCACACGTTCGAGACGGAATCGGCGATGAGCCGATCGCCCGGTGGCGTCCACATGGGCGGATATGTGATGAGGTTTTAGTTCGTGGCCCCTCGCGCAAATCGCTGGCTCAAGCTGTTCGAACAGTTCGCCGAAGACCTTCGCATCAAGTCGAAGGAGGCCGTTACGCAAGACGAGCGTGGCGCCAAGATGGAGCTTTGGGACAGCCAGCGGCGGTTTTTGCGCGAGGTCGGCTCCGGTCTCGACAACGACATCCATACGTTTAGGTGTCTCAAGTCGCGCCAGCTCGGCGTGACCACCATTTCGCTCGCACTGGTAGATGTGTTCTGGCCGGCGATGCACCCGAATATGATCGGCTGTCTCGTCACCGACACCGAAAAGAACCGCGAAGCGAACCGCGGCCTCATCGAAGCGTATATCGAGTCGTTTCCCGACGGGTACTTCGGCGAGCAGTTCAAGATCGTCAAGTCGAACCGGCAGATGATGCAGTTCTCGAACGGAAGTCGTCTCGATCTACTTGTGGCTGGGACCAAGAAGAAGGGCACGTCCTGGGGCGAGGGCGTCGGCTACGCATTTGCGCATTTGACCGAGACTAGCGCGTACGGTGACGTCGAGGGGCTGAAGTCACTCGAGGAAGGCTTCGCCCAATCCAACCCGCATCGCCTTTTCGTCTATGAGTCAACCGCCAAGGGCTACAACCATTGGCGGACGGCGTGGATGGAGGGGCTCAACAGCCAAACCGACAGGTCGTTCTTCATCGGTTGGTGGTCGAACCCGCTGAACGTCATCAAGCGGCACGATCCGAGATTCTCCACTTTCGGCCTGTACCGGCCGACCGGCGCCGAAGAGGCGCTGATCAAGCAAGTCCGGGAACTCTACCAGCATCAGATCACGCCGGAGCAACTGGCTTGGATCAGGTGGCGCGAGTCGAAGGCTGGGGCTGAACAGGGCCTTCTCGAGCAGAACCAGCCGTGGACCGCCGAGCAAGCGTTTGTCCAGACCGGCTACAGCTTTTTCCAGGTTCGTATGCTCGGCGCCGACATCAAGGCGCTGACCGACGACCAGCCCGAGTTCGGCGGCTATCGCTACAATGTCGATGGCGACTTTTTCAACTTCACGATGACAGCCCTCGATCCGTCCGTCGATGATGTCGACGACGTTGAGTTGAAGATCTTCGAGGAACCCGTCGAAGGCGGGCAGTACGTGATCGGTTGCGATCCCGCCTACGGCCGCAACGACCACAAGGACCACCACGCGATCGAGGTGTTCCGCTGCTATGCCGACCGCATGGTTCAGGTCGCCGAATATGTGACGTGCGACGTCGAGGCGAAGCATTGCGCTTGGGTGCTGTTTCACCTCTGCGCCGCCTATCGCAACTCCATGACCAACGTCGAACTCGGCGGGCCGGGTCGGCTGATCATGGCCGAGTTCGACCATCTGCGCCAACTGATCGGCGCCGAGATGAACCAGGCGAAGACCGCGGCGCGGGGCTGGGAGGACGCTTTCGGCCAGGCGCGCTGGTATCTCTACCACAAGATCGACAGTCCCGGCGGCGGCTATATGGCCAACTTCGAGACGAATTGGAAGACGAAGATGGAGCTGCTGCATGGCTACCGCGGCTGCTACGTCAGCCGGGAGATCGGCATCCGCAGCCTGCGGCTTCTCCGGGAAATGTCCAAGGTCGTGGTCGACGAAGACGGGATTATCGGCGCCCCGGAGTCGCGCGACGAAGACTGCAAAGACGACACCGTGTTCGCGACGGCGCTGGCGCATCGGGCGTGGACCGACTGGGTCCGCAAGGCTATGATCGCCCAGGGCCTCACCTACGACGTGGTCATGAAGGCCGAGAACGGAACCGAGACGAAAGAGCAGACGGTCGTCAACTCGATCGTGCGGAACTTCTTGTTGACGATGGAACAGCGGTCGGAAGCCGCCAACGAACCGGCGCCGCCGAAGTGGAAGTCTGACATGGGCCTCGCGTAGCGAGTAGGAGTGAGTTTTGGCTAAGCATCAATACGAACCCCGGCGCCAATCCGAGTCGGTCGTCCCGGCCGCGCCGATCCAGACCGCGATCACTGCGGCGCCGGAAGGCGACAGCCTGTTCGACGAACTGCCCGGTCCCGACCAAGCGCACCCCGGTCCCGACGACCCGCTCAGCACTTGGCACGAGTTGCCGGCGCCGCCGACCGGCGGGCGATACGGGCTGTTTCCCTACAACCATGCGCCCGTGCTTCTCACCCCCGACGGCGTCCAAGTCGTCGTCGCCCAGTGGCAGACGACCCGCCGGTTCAAGAAGAAGTGGGAACTGACTGGGTTTTGGGCCGAACGTAACACGGGCGGTCGCGAGATCCAGTTCACGCCGAAAGGCTACAGGGAGATCAAGGACTGATGCAACCTCGAGGAATCCGTCGCGATGCCTGGCGTGCGCTCAAGCGCTTCGTTCGCAACCCGCACAGCGGCCGGCTGATGCGGATGCCGTGGTCGATGTTTAACCGGAATCTTAACCGTCCGACGGGCATGAAATGACCACCGTCTTGTCGGCCGAATGGACCGAAGCGGAATCCTTTCTGGGGCCGCGCATGAAGAAGATCACGTTCGAGTGCGGCAAGTGCGGCCATATCTGGACGCGCAAGTACAAGGCCGAGCCGAAGAACGACCCGCCGTGCCCCAGCAAGTCGTGTTCGAAGAACGCGGAACTGGAGGATCTGCGCAAACAGGTCGCCAATCTGACGGCCATGCTAACCTCCGGCCAAGCCCCGGCGACGATCGGGAACAATACGCGGGTCAAGGCGATCGACGAGACGGCCAAGATCGTCATGGAAGACCAGAACATGACGAACCTCAAGGACAACATCCGCATGGGCGAGACGATGGCGCCGCCCTTGCCGCCCGCCCAACAGAAGCGGGCGGACAATCTGTTCGCCGCCGCGGCTCCGGCGGGCGGCGTGCCGGTCCTGAATGCGAATGGCGGGCCGCAGCGCTCGGTCTCGGCCAAGCGGCTCCAAGCGATCGGCCAGCGCGCCATCGCGGGCTCGTACCGCGGCAATTCGGTCACGCCGACATCGGTCCTGCCGAAGCAGCGGCCGGGGATCGTGCGGGTGAGAAACGATCTCTACGATGCGTCTCGGCCGTCGGCTGAGCGGAAATAGGGGAGGGTGAATTGGGGGAAGCAGTTGATCACCCGCCGCACTACGGCGGCGCCGACAATCCTTACGAGGCGATTAAGGTCATTGAGGCGTGGTCGCTCGGCTTCTGCCTCGGCAACACCGTCAAATACATCTCGATGCCGCTTAAACCGGGGCAGTGGCATCTACCGTTCGTCGAGGTTGGCGACGAAGCCACGATTAGCCTGTCGGTTGCTCGATGCGCCTCGACATCCTACAAGACGGTCGATGGCTTCGATATGACGCCCGAGCGAGCGGTTGCGCTGCATGACAAGCTGGTCGCGGCGCAGCCGATGCACGCCAGCCCGTGCGAGCACCAAGCGACGCCAGATACGTGGCTCTGGGGTGGCTGGCAGGAATCGCAGGAGCACGGCAATTTCGTCGGTTGGCGTCAATATCGTAAGACGTTGGCAGGAGAAGCAGCGTGAAATCGCCAAAGAGAATCGGCGCCGGAGTTCCCGGCACTACCCGAGAAGCACCCGCGGCGCCGAAACCCACCACCCCCGCCAAGGGCCAGGGGCGTATCGCCAATCTCGGCGCATTCGCCCACCCGGCCAAGAAGGGCGGCAAGAAGTCTTAGGCCGCGTCTCCTGGCGGTAAAGGGCGCGTAGCGTAGAGCGCCGCATGTCGCCGTTCGACGTCGGTTCGCCACCGCTCGAGATCGCCGAGCCGGTGCTCGATCTCGACACGCAGTTCGTCCAGGCTGACGCCGCGCGTGTCCCCTTCGCCTCGCGGCATCGCCGAACGCGCTTCGAGATCGCCACGCAGTCGTTCCAGATTCGCCACTCGGTCTTCGAGTTGCGCCAGCAACGAGTCGCTCGTGCCAGGCTCGCCGCGCTGAAGTAGCCCCATCAGGCTGACGCGCGTGTTGCGAACCGCCCACTCCGGGGCGTCGGCCGCCTCGGCCAGACGGCGATCGTTCCAGCCTTCGTCGTAGACGGACTTGCCGTCGATCGAGCGGCAGTGTTGGCGCAGAATGTCGCCGATGGCGACGTATTTGGCGGGCGCGAGAGTGGTCGTCGGCTTCTTTCCCATGACACAGGTTCTCCAGTTGCTTCAACGAGGCCGACACGGCGTCGTTGCCTGGACTTGTGTCATAGACGAACTTCCTTAACAATTCGTTCTTTAGAGGTAGACAGACAGAGCGTATTCGTGGATATTGTCACTGTCCGCTCGGTCCCCCACCTTGGGCGTGCGTTCTTGACTGATCCTCCCGCGACTAGCCCGGATCTGATCCCCCAGATCCGGGCGTTTTCTTGGCCTGTTCACTTTTTCGAGTGTGCCGCTAGTTTCATCGCCTCGGCCTCTTTTTGGGCCTCTGCTTTGGCGATATCGCGCCGCACGATTCCCGCTTGAAGGGCTTCGGGGTCGGTCACGTCGAGGTGCTCGACCGCATCGACCGGCGACATGATGCCCGTCTTCAGCATGTCGAAGACCAACGCTCGAGCTTCCGCCGAGAAGGCCGGCGAGCTGCTGTGTTCGTCGACCGTCAGGGTCACGTCGTCGGGCAGATCAGCGAACGTAAAGACCACGGGGACCAAGTCCTTAGCGGGCGGAACCAGCATCTCCAATTCGGCCGGGGTAGAGGCATCCTCTAACCCAGCTTCGGGCTTCGGAACCCAGGCGATTAGCTTCTTGTCGATGTGCGCCCGCGCCAAATCCAGCGTCAAGGCGCCGCAGTGCTCGATGTCGCGCTCGATCAGCAAAGCCCGGTCTTTGAACCGCGGCGAGAACATCCGCAACAGCGCTTCGGCGTGGTTGCCTGATCGGACGCCTTTCTCCCCATGCCCGCGCGCGACCGGCGGCAAGCCCATCATGTCGTCGAACATTCGCTCGTATTCGTGGAGCGATACCCAGAGGTCCTGGGGGATGGTGATCGTGTCCGTCTCGATCTTGGCGTTGGGGTTCTGGTCGACAAAGTATCCGCCTGGCTTCTTGTATCGCGACAGCGCCAATTGGTTGACGCCCGTGGTCCCGACGAACCGCCGCGATGGGTCTTCCTGGAATCGCAGCATCTTATTCGTGCCGGTGATGCGCGCGTTGATCGCCTCCTGCAAATAAACAAGCTTCTGCACCTCGGACGCGCCCCAAAAATAGGTCGGCACTGGATTGGGGCAGAAGGTCGAATAGGGGTGTACGCCTTTTAGACAGGGTACGCTCGTCAGCGTATTCGGGTCGAACGCCAAGGCGTTCTGAATCGTATCCTTCCCCATGATCAGGATGTCGTCGCCGATGATCTGGAACGTCGCCCAGTCGTCGCGCTGGTCATCCCAGATCCACACCTCCGTCAGTTCGATTAGTGAGGCTTCGACAGCCGGGTCCAGCACGGCTTGTGGACGGCCCATCCAGTCGACGAGTCCGCGCGTCGGGTTGCCAGCGGCGCGATCAGCGGCCTGTAGCGGGTAGAGCCCGCCGACCACGATGTTCATCGCCGTGCCGCGGGTGTCCGCCAAGCCGTTGCCGGATGAACGCATGTAGTTCTTGATTTTCTTCAGCAGTTCGGCGCGGTCGCCGCGGCCTTCCACGAGGTTCTCGAACTGGGACAGCGTGATCAGCATGGAGTGCGCGAACGCCCCCA